TCGACATGTCCATAGCAGACACATCCGGAGCCATCATAATAATTGTACCATCTTTCAATCTAATTTGCCATAATTGATCATCACCATAAGCTAATCCTGAAAATTTATTTGCTAAACTATATTTTAAATCAAAATAGGATAATATTTTATTACATCCACCATAAAAAGGAGAATAATGATAAGCACTTATTGATTTTGGATTCTCAATAAAATTGTCTAAGTTGTCTTCCAACATTTTAACAGACCACATGGATAACAATCTTGTTGGTAAAGGTTGTGCACCGTATGGTCTAATTTTTGTATGAAATTCATCTCTTTCAATTCTTTCATCTTTTCTTTTCAATATGAATGTGTTTAATTCTGGGTGATTTGCAAAGAATCTTGTAGCTGATTTGTTGACTTCTTCAAAGGATGAAGATTCAACAATAATATCATTATACATTTTTCTAGCCCAAAATAAAGCATGTAATAAAATTGGTTGAGGAGTTGTTAATAAAGGGGTTAGGATATTACCAGTTGTTTTATAATCATCTGGTAAATAGGTTATTCCATCTACTTTGGAGATTTGACCATTTTTAGCTTCAAAAGCATATGGCAATCCAGCAGATGCATGGGGATTCAATTTTTGGAATATTGCACTACTACCATCAAATCTTTCTTCTACTGGAACTTTTAATGACATAGTTAAATTTAAAATTTCTATTTTGTCATTTGGGGTTTCTGGAATTAATTTTGTTGATAGACGTTTTAATAAACCTTTTTTTGTTCCATTACATCTGTACATTGTTGTTGATTTTGCAGCAAATCTGTTCAAATTACTACTCATTAGACGGTCAAACATGAGAGTATCGGGAATATGTCTCATGTTAGGGAGGGTTAATTTCCAGGTGGAGTTTGTACCTGGTATTTTTAACGATAAAGCTGGTTTAACAACTTCAGTTGGTTTGGATTTAACATTGACAGGACTCTTGGTTATTTTTAATAAATTTGCCACTAGGGTTTTATCATCAATATCAGGAGTAGTGTCAGGTCTAAATCTTGGATATCCAACTACATTGTTATTTATTTTATCATTAACTTTATTATCATCTGTTTTTACAGATATAACGGTAATCTTAGCATTCGCATTAGCAATAATAGTTTCAAAAGAGAGTTTATTATTAGTACTTGATGAATAGTTAGACATAATTATATTTTTAAAGTAGGATGATTTCGCGACTAAATTTTCTATTCCACCGGTCGGATCGGTGGATAGAGGAAATGGGGGGTGGTGGATATAACACCTACTAATATACCGATTATATATTAGCATCACTAGGATTCCACTAGTTTGTGGACAAGAATTAATAATGATGTTTATTGAAGTCTACCATATCTTGGTCGTTGTAACATAC